TGAACCCCCCAGACGCACCTGAGATTCCGGGGACGACGGGTGAGTAGAACTGCTGCCGCGACTGGCACTACCTTTCTACTGGCCTTGGGATAGCGTTACGCGACGCCGGATTCGAGCCTCACATGCACGAGTCTGCCGTCAACCACCACCGCATGATGGATGTGGGCGGCGTCGTGGCAGCGATGGATGCTGCATGAGTGTATTCACCCCACCTCTGGTCCGTGACGGCCCTAACTTCCTCCCTGATTCAACGCCGATTCAAAAAGAACTCTACGCGCACTTCAGGCTGCGGGATCGTCCAGTGAACGTGTGGCAACTCTCGGACAATTCTTTCGTTCAAGATCGTCCAAGCCCAGAGAACTCCAATACGGACCTCTCTTCCGTGTATCCTTGGGATGTGAATAACGCCGCAGCGCCTTACGTCACGTCCTATTACATCGACCCAGGCGCGAGCCCAGCGGTCCCAACCGCGCACACAACCTCACACGCGGTCTACCCCGTAGCGTTCTTTCAGGGCGGTTGTGCCACTTCTATCACCGCCGCGCAGGTTACGCTGTTGACTAACTACACCGCATTTGGGACTGGCTACGGAGGAAACATAACCTGATGGCGAACTATGCAGGATGGCTCCGAATCCTCAATCAACTAGCAGGCACGACCGGCAACGGCGAACTCACGGCGGCTAATGCTGCTTGGGCTGGCGCACCAGTGACAACGGCTACCAGTGGTCTTGGTATCTTGGCGGCGCTCAACTCGAAGGCAGGCACGACGGGCCTTGGTCTTGACGCGGTGTGCAACAAGATCGCTGGATGCACCGGCAACTCAGCCGTTGATGCGCTGAACCGACTTGCGGGGAACGTAGGGCCATGAGTGAGTTCGATACTACACACGACGGGAGACATTCTGGTTGCCAGGCTTGCTTCTTAGAGAAGTGTCGCAGCCTTCAGTTCCAGGGCATCGGCGCGGCTGACCGACGCGACGAAGAGAAGGACCGTTCAAAGTCAATGGACGCATACCAGCGGTTGCGTCGTCAGGGCTACCAGCCCAAGAACGTCTTTGGTTCAGCCGAGATAGAGGCGAAAGCCAATACCAAGTACGAGCTTGAACACAGCGTTGTAATGGCGCCAGGTATTCGCAAGGAGATGGAGTCGCGCATGGCTGACGCGAAGGCGGTGGCCGCGGGATGAGGATGAATCTACTCCACGTTCATTCCAGAGAAATTGGTTATGGAAGATTAGGCGTGGACCTTGCTCGCGCTTTCGTGCGTGCGGGTGTTGACATCTACGACGATCTGCCGAACCCGCCATCGTCTAGGGCGCAGAAGTTCATCCCTCACGTCACGGGCAAGTCGGCGGTGTGCGCGAACGCCCTGTGGGTTGCCACGCCGGGCCACTACCGAGGGAGTTGGAAGGGCCAGCGAGCGATACTCAATTCCATGTGGGAATCAAATCTCTTGCCCGAGCCCTTCCGCGAATACCTTGACGTATTTGATATGGTCATCGTGCCGAGTCAACAGAACAAAGAACTGTTCAGCCGTTACCACAAGAACGTGGTCTACGTGCCACTAGGGATTGACCCCACTGAGTGGTTCCCCATTGAGCGCCCCACACTTGATGAACCCCACTTCACCTTTCTCATCTCTGGTGGTGGACAGCGCAAGGGCAGTGAACTGGTCATTGCCGCGTTCAAGAAAGTCTTTGACTCGCGCATCCCCGATGGCCCACCGCCGCGCCTCTTCGTCCACTCGGCTAAGGCCAGGGACTTCCCACTCGATGACCGCATCCACCTCATCACCGGCAAGTTGACCGACGAAGAGGAACGCTCTCTCTACGCAATGGCTCACTGCTACGTGCAACCTTCCCGTGGCGAGGGGTTCGGTATGCGCCCCTTGCAGGCCATCGCCCAAGGTTGCCCCACGATTGCCACGAACGCCCACGGACACGCGGCCTACGGTGATCTGATTACCTACCCGCTTGGCTGGACGTTGCAGGAGACCCCGGCTCAGTCCTTCCACCACGGGCCAGCGGGTTCGTGGTGGGAGCCTAACTTCGATGAACTCTGCGAGGCGATGGAGGACGTGTACCTGAACTACAACCAGGCCGTCCACCGTGCCGCACTGAAGGCGCAGGTTGCCGTCAAGCAGTTCACCTGGGATGAGACCGCCCGACGCTATCTGGACGCCATTGGGCGCGACTCTCTGGAACTCCCCGATGTGGGCCAGACCGAGTGGATTGTCCCTGAGTCCCGGCGCTACCTGGTGCGTGTGAACTCCACGCGGATCTTTGAAGTAGGCGGCGTGCAGTACCTACTTGAACCAGGCCAGGACTACTGGGAACCCGCTGACGTGAAGCGCATCCTCTTTGACGGCGGGAATCTCGACCCGGCCTGTCTGCCTCAGAATATGCTGATAAATAATGACCACGACGATGGGGCACCCCAGATGACTGAACTGGAATCAGGACTCACCCCTGAACAGTACGAGCGCATACCGAACTACACGGGGGCACACTCGGTCTGCCCTACTTGCTCCCAGAGATTGAACACCAACGTCCCCACCGTTGAAGAGATGGAACTTCTACCGATCCCAGTGGAGACCTAATGGCTACTCTCGGCTCCATGATAAATCAAACGCTCAGACGCATCCAGCCTGGCCAACAGGTCGAAGCCCTTACGCTGAATGGCAACTACACGGCTGGGGGAACTTCCCTCACCGTCGCAGACCCGGCAGGAACCATCTTGCCGGGCCTGCGCCCTGAGACAGTCATCTCCATTGACCTTGAACTCTTCTACGTTCAGGCAGTAGCGTCCACCACCGTGACGGTAGTGCCGGGCTATCTCGGCTCTACGTCAGTGAACCACACTTCGGGCGCTCTGGTGTACCTCAACCCACGCTTCAGTGCCTTTGACATAATGACGGCCATCAATGACGACCTCAATGACCTATCGGCCAATGACCTTTACGCGGTCAAGTCCATCGAGATTACTTACAACCCCGCCACCGTAGGTTATGACTTAGCCGCTGTGACGAATCTTGATGGGATCGTCTCTGTTCAACAGAAGCGGCCCTACCCGATTGGCTACTGGGTGCCCATCTCAAGGCGCAAGTGGACACTCACCGATAATGCAGATACCACAGACTTTCCTAGTGGATATGCGCTACGCCTCAATGCTGGCGGCTACCCAGGGATGCCCTTTCGTGTCACCTACAAAGCACAGTTCTCACCCTTCGTGAACCTGACCGATGACGCCACGACCGTGGCTGGGCTGGCCTCCACCATGTACGACTTGCCCCCACTGGGCGCGATGGTCGCTATCGTCGCCCCGCGTGAAGTCAAGCGCAACCAGATTGACTCAGCCGGTGACTCTCGCCGTGCGATGGAAGTCCCCCCTGGTTCGGTGATGAACTCCGTTGCTCAGGTGTTGGCACTACGTCAGCGCCGCATTAACGCTGAAGTCTCTCGTCTGCGCCGACTCTACGGGAGTCAAGGTGGGCGTTGACTTTCAACTAGACGATCCCCTCTACCTAGGGGCGGCTGGCGTAGCCGTTGACGTTCCGGGCACCTACGACATCTCCATTGGTGGCCACGGCTACATGATTGACACGACCTTTGAGTTCGGGCGCCGTGACTCATTTCGTCACTCTTCCATCCCGGCTCAGCGTGACGCCACGGAGATTTCCAACCAGCCTGGCGAGTCCTCGATTAACCCTCAAGGACTCTGGCGTTCTGAGATGAACGACTGGTCAATGGGTTCAGGTCAACTCTTCGCAGATCGTCACGAATCGGTCCCCAATCGCTTTCACCACTCTCAGGGCATTGACCCCTTCACTCACAAGTGGTACGCGGGGCTACTGCCCGACACCACCAAACTCGCTACCGACACCGACACGACCTGCCAGGTACTTGTGTGCAACAGTTATGTCTTCAAACTGAACGCCTCGGGAGTTGGTTTCAGCTCCGACGGCGTGACCTACACGGCGGTCACGGGGCTTGGCACGGTTCCCACGTCCATGTGTACCGACGGCAGCAACGTCTACATCGCCACTGGCACGGGTGGTATCTGGATGGTCACGGCACCTACTGCTGCCGCCACTCAGATATTGAACGTCACCAGTAACGTCATCTACTGGGTCGCGTACTGCTCGAACGTATTGCTCTGCGCGGACTCTAACACCGCCGCGCTCTATCAGGTCACTTACGCAGGATCGAAGATAACGACCTTCCCCACGGCACTCGCGGCTAGTCCCTATTCGACGTGGGTATGGAACTCCGCCTGTGGGGGTAACGGCTGGATTTACATTGGCGGCTACGCAGGAGGGTCCCCGTCCACGTTCTCTGCGGTCTACAAGACACAGATGGCTGGTGACGGTACGGTGCTCTCCGCGCCCACTGTGGCGACACCGTTGCCCCCTGGCGAAGCGGTCTACTCCCTGTTCACCTTCGTCAACTACATCCTCATGGGCACTTCACTTGGGGCGCGGTTCTGTCAGACGCTTGGCATCCTCAGCCCATCCGGTCAAGACACGGGGCTACTCAAGATCGGTCCTATCGTTCCCAACCTGCAAGAACTTGTCACCAAGCCGGTGCGGTGCTTCACCGCCAACCAACGCTTCGTCTACTTCGGATGGTCGAACTACTCCCAGTCAACGGCTCTGGCGAACGGGACGGTAACGGGACTCGGTTGGCTGGACATCGCTACCTTCACGGGCGACCAGACCCCGGCCTACTCTTCACACTTGATGGTCTCGGGCACGGGCGAGGTTACGTCGATGGACTGGTTCAAGGGCGCGCCAATCTTTACCGTCTCCGGCAAGGGCGTCTACACCGCCGCTACCACCTTCGTTCCCAGTGGCAACATCTACTCGGGCTACATCAGTTTTCGCATCCCTGACCAGAAGGTAGTGTCGGCCTACTCCATTGACACGACCTCTACGGCAGGGAGTGTCACCGCATCTATCAACCAGGACGATGAGAACACGTACAGCTTTGGCACGGTGAGTGGTATTAACTCCCTGTTCTCAGTGCCACAGGCATACGGGGAGTTGTTCGAGACGAACCTTACCCTCAACGCCACCAGTTCTAACACCGTGGGCACCACCGTTCGCCGCGCCACGCTCCAGGCGTATCCTGCGATCACGGCGGGCAAGTTCATCATTGCGGCTCTGGCGTTCTGGGACAGCATCATCACCAGGGCTGGCGAGAAGACGATGGCTGTCTACACCGAACTGGCATACCTAGAGCAGTTACGTCTTAACCAGACCATCGTCACTTACCAAGAGGGCACTTCTTCCTGGTCAGTGGTCGTAGACTCGGTGGATATGGTTTGGTATCAGCCCAGTCAAATGCCCACGGGTGGTTTTAATGGCATCTGCATGGTAACTATGAAGACCGCTAGTTCGGGGCTCCTCCTATGACCGCCTATCTTCGTCGTTACTACGCTGGCGGTGGGACCACCACCACCCTGTCTAGTTCAATGTCTGCGGGGGATACCTCGTTCGTAGTGGTCAATGCTGCGGGCTGGCCGGGCTCGCCCGCCGCCAACTTCATCGTGGTTGTTGACCGTGGCACTACGAGCGAAGAGAAGATTCTTTGTTCTTCCAACACTGGCACGACGGTTGCCGTTGCCACGCGAGGCTACGACGGGACGAGTGCCACGACGCACAGTTCCGCCGCTGCGGTGTCCCTCTGTGGGGGTGCCATTGACTTTGACGAAGCCAATCAAGCCTCTAACCTCTTGGGTAACGCCGCTGAGGGCTCCATCTTCTACGGCAAGGGCGCTGGCACACTGTCCGCGAAACTTGCCATCGGTGCTAACGGTACATTCCTTTACTCCAATGGCACTGACCCTTCGTGGGTTCCTTTCAACACCGCCGTGGCTGTATCAGCGGGCGCCGCGACTGCCCCCATTACGACCAAGACGGCGACGATCACGAACAACGCGGCGTCATCGGTGGCTATCACCGTGGCAACCAGTGGTGCCCTTGACGGGCAAACCCTCATCGTTCGCTTCTACGACTACAGCGCCGTGACCCAAACGCTCTCGTGGGTGAACACTGAGAACAGTGTCACCGCTGCGCCGTTGGTTTCTAACGGTTCAACTACGTTGCCCCTGACGGTAGGGTTTATTTACAATGGCGTTACGTCACTCTGGCGTTGCGTAGGTTCAGTATGAGGAGATGCTAAATGGCTAATAGGTACTACGTAGGTTCGGGCGGCTGGAACTCAACCGCGAACTGGTCAACCAGTTCGGGCGGCGCGAGTGGCGCGTCCGTTCCGGGTGCCAGTGACACGGCGATATTCGACGTTCACTCCGGCGACTGCACGACTGATATTGCTGTCGTGGTCACGACGTTGACTATCGGGGGCAACGGGGCCAGATACAACGGCTCCTTTAGCCTCGGCAACACCCTGACGGTGAATGGTATCTGCACAGTGGGCGGCGGCGGCGCGAGCATTGTTTACTCCTTCGCCACCAACGGCTACGCATGCTCTTTTTACGAGTTCGTCACTAAGACGAACGCTGGCGGCGGGGGTTCTGCGACGATGGACTTCACTAATTCAACGATAACTCTCCCTCATACGGGAACGATATGGTTTTTCGCGCCCTCGGTCCAGACCTTCACCGGCTCAACTATTCTCATCACGGATACGAGTTCGACTAGCAAGACCTTCTCAAGCGGTAACGTGACGTATAACGCAATAACAATCACAGGCGGGGGGACAGGCGCTGTCATCTTCACCGCCAATGATTATTCCTGGGGGACGTTTACCTGCGCGGGTCCAAAGACACTTAACTTTGAGGCGTCGGTCACGAACACGGTCTCACACTTCAATGTCAATGGTCACGCAGGAAACCTTGTAACGATTATCTCATCAATCTCTGGGACGGCGGCTACAATTTCCTGCCAAAACACAGTGTCATGTACCTACGTCAGTCTGAAAGACAACACAAGCGCAGGGGCGAGTTTCTACTACGACCCCAACTCAGTGATCGTGTCCAACGTCACGGGCTGGAGTGCTGCACCTGGTGCGATGGTCGGGATGCTAGGGGTTCTCGGCTAGATGGTTGCCTTCCTACGTCGTGAGTATTCAGGTGGTGGGGCTACTACCGCCCTGTCCGCTTCGATGTCCTCTAGCGACGTCACCTTCGCTATCGTCAACGCGACTGGCTGGCCTGGCTCACCCGCGGCGAACTTCATGGTGGTCATTGACAGGGGTACACCCGCTGAAGAGAAGATTCTCTGCTCAGCGAACGCCTCTACGACTGTCACTGTGGCGAATCGTGGCTACGACGGAACTTCAGCGGCGGCTCACTCTTCGGGGGCAACCGTGTCTCTGTGTGCTGGAGCGATTGACTTCGACGAGGCCAACCAGATAACTAATCTGCTCGGGAACGGCACTAGCGGATATGTATTGGAAGGTGGCGGCGCGGGAACGCTACCGACCTGGAACACGGTTCCATCAGACTCTACGAAACTCCCCCTCGCGGGCGGCACGATGAGCGGCGCTATTGCGATGGGATCGCACAAGATCACCGGGCTAACTAATGGCTCAGGCGCTCAGGACGCGGCGGCTTTCGGACAGTTACCGGCTGCTGCTGTGCCACTCTCTACCGTTACCACGGCGGGCGACCTCATCTATGGGACAGGTTCGGCGACAGTCTCACGGCTTGGGATTGGCTCAGCAGGTAAGGTCTTGACGGTCAATGCTGGCGCCACAGCACCCGAATGGGACGTGGTTGCTGCGGGGGTCACCCTCGCGGCGCCTTTTGTCGCGACATCCGGTACGCCGACCTGGACGCCCTCGACCACCGGCTCGGCGATCTTTCGCGCACTCATCGTCGGTGGCGGCGGCGGGGGCGGGGCCGCCTCTGCGACTGTTTCTGGCGATGGCGGCGGCGGCGGTGAAGTACGCGACGTGTACCTCGGCAACGTCACTGGCACTCAGACCATCACCATTCCCGCGGCTTCTGCCGCGGGGGTGGCGGGCGGGAATGTCACCATTGGAGCTCTCGCTACGGCACTTGGGGGCGGTGCTGGTGGGGCACAAAACGTCGGCGTCGGCGGTGTTGGAGGCGATGGGTCAACTGGTTATGCACTAGGGTCTGCTTATGAATTAGCGGGCAGCGCAGGTGGTGCTAGTGTCGGCTCTGCCGCGACCGGCCAGCCTGGAGGTTCGGGCTACAACCGCTACGGGATCGGCGGTGGTGCTGGTGGTGGGCCTACTTCGGGTATCGGCGGCATCAGCGGCGGCGGTACTGGAGTCTTTGGCGCGGGCGGTACGGGCGCAGCGCTAGGCGGGGGTGGTGGTGGTGCAGGAGTCGCAGTAGCAGGCACCAACGGTTCCGCGGGCGTTGGTGGCAAGGGGGCTGCCGGTTCGGCCAACTCGGGCGCAGGTGGCGGCGGCGGCGGGGCTGGGACGACCCCCGGTGCTGGTGGTGCTGGTGGCACGGGCTACGTCATCATCTACCAAGTGGCATGATGAAATCCGCTAACGCAGCCATCGTCCACTGGGCGCAATACATGGTTCCACAACACGCACACTGCACCTACTCACAGGGTTCTCAGCGAATGTCTGGGGTTCACCGTCGCGGGGTTCTACCCTTCGTCTCGGACTGCTCAGCCTTCGTGACCGCGATGTACGCTTGGGCCAACGCCCCTGATCCGAACGGTTTTGGGTACAACAATGAGGGATATACAGGTTCTTTAATCAATCATAACAAGCAGATCGACTTGGCCCTGGTTAGGGTCGGTGACCTGGTAATTTACTTTGATGGCCCCGGTTTCTCCCCTTCGACTGGTTCGCATGTGGCGCTGATAGTAGAAGTCGCATCAGACCCCCTGACCGTGAGTATGGGCAAGCAGGGCGACCCCAACTACTGCCGTGTATCACAGGACGGCAGGGCGCACAAGTTCTACACCTGTAGTACGCTGACCAGGAAGGTTGTCTCGCCTGAGTCATTCTTTCACCTGTCGAAAGGATGGCAGCGACCATGATTGCTGCTGTCACCGCTAACCAGGTCATCGCCTTCGGCACTCTGGCAGGGTTCTTGCTGGCGGTTGGTGGTGGGATTGGACGCAAGTGGGGGACCACCAAGAAACATCGAATTGCCGAACAAGAGAGAGCGAAGAAGTTTCAGGAATCCGAGGAAAGGGCCGACGCCAAGCGCGACCTGCTTCTTCAAGAACTTACGTGGGCTGTGGTGGGAAAACCGCCTGACCAGTGGAACCCTGAAGGCATCCCTGGCCTCAGCGAACAGATAGCGATTCACAAAAAGCAGAATCTTTCCTTTGAAACATCCACCGCAGACATGTTCAAGAAACTACTTGACCGCGCAGACCGCAACGAGGCCCAGATAGCAGAGGCGGCGGCAGTGGCGGCGAAGGCGGTCCTGGCTACCGCGTCGAGTGTGGCTACGGATGCAACTGCGGCGGCGGCAGTGGCGTCAGCGGAACTTCTAGCCACAGCGATAGCGGCGAAGTTGGCCCTGGTTATTCCCAAGCCTCCTCGTGCGAGT